ACAAACACCAGTTGTAAGTGAAGAAACCAAAGTTGAAACACCTGTAGAAGAGACAGTAAAGGGGAAAGTAGAAGAGAAACCTTCTTTAACAGAGGAGGAAGTTCTTTCATTTATTGGAAACAGATATGGTGAGGAAGTGTCGTCATTAGACGATTTAACTTCTAAACGTAATAACTCTCCAGAGGTTCCTGAAGAAGTAGTAAACTACTTAAATTATAAAAAGGAAACTGGAAGAGGGTTAGAGGATTTCATTCGATTAAACAAGGATGTTAATTCCATGGACGAAGACCAGTTGCTGTTTGAATTTTGGAAACAACAGAAGCCTCATTTAGATTCAGATGATGTCGATTTTGAACTTAGTGAAAGATTTGCATACGATGAAGAAGTAGATGAAGCTCCAGTTATTCGAAAAAGAAAAATAGCAAAAAAGGAAGAACTTGCAAAAGCCAAAGAGTACTTTAACAATCTAAAGGAGACCTATAAGACGAAAGTTGAGTCAACACAAGATTTTATACCTGCCGAGGAGTTAGAGAATTTTAACGCTTATAAAACAAGTAAGAAGGAAACACAACAAACGTTAACTGAGCAAAACAAGAGGTCTGAGTATTTCTCACAAAAAACCAATGAGTTATTTAATAACAATTTCGAAGGTTTCGAATTTAAGCTAAATGACAAGGTAATGAAATACAAACCTGCTGATTCAAATAAATTAAAAGAGTCACAAGCAGACATCAATAACTTCATATCGAAACACTTGAGTGAGGAAGGTTACTTAAAAGATGCCGCTTCGTATCATAAGTCACTTTCACTAGCTATGCACCCTGATTCATTTGCCAAGTTCTTTTATGAGCAAGGTAAGTCTGATGCAGTAAATGACATAACTAAGGAAAGTAAGAACATTGACATGAATGGTATTCGTAACGCAACTCAATCGGTGTCTAGTGGAGGTTTTAAAGTTTCAGCAGTTAGTAGTAGTAGTGGTTCTGGATTAAGAATAAAAAGTAACAAAAACAAAAACTAACAACTAAAAACAAAAACAATGGCAGGATCATTAAACGCTGGTGGAGTTTCATTAACCCCCAGTTCGGTAAAGGCGGCTTTACTAAGCAATTATATCACTGATTTCAATTTTTTGAATCAGTATTTACCAGACACTTACGAAAAAGAATTCGAAAGATACGGTAACAGAACAATCGCAGCTTTCCTAAGAATGGTGGGAGCTGAAATGCCTACTAACTCAGACCTTATCAAATGGGCAGAGCAAGGTAGACTACATACAAAGTATGCAGCAGCACAAACAGCTACAGCTCCGGCTGCAGTTGCAGTACCCGTTAAGTTTTTAACAGGAGCTGGTGCAGCAGGAACAAATGAAGCTTGTAACTTTAGAGTAGGACAAACTGTTTTAATATCAGAAAATGGTGGGTCAAATTCTAATAAAGGTATAATCACTTCTGTAGGAGCGGCTACTACTGATGAGTTTTTCGTAGCTTTTTACGAGGCTAGTCAAGTAGTACCAGCAAACGTTCCATTAACTGTATTTGTATACGGTTCTGAATTTCAACAAGGATCAACTGGAATGGTTGGATCTTTAGAAGCTGAAGATATCTTCTTATCTAACAAACCAATTATTATCAAAGACAAGTATGTTGTTTCTGGTTCTGATATGGCTCAAATTGGATGGGTTGAAGTAACTACTGAAAATGGAGCTACTGGATACTTATGGTATTTGAAGTCTGAGCACGAAACAAGACTAAGATTTGAAGACTACTTAGAAATGTCTATGATTGAAGGTGTTGTGGCTGAAGATGCTTCAGGTGCTTTAGCTAACTTATCAGGTTCAGCTTATCCAGCTGGAACAGGTTTAGCTAATAACGTAGGTACTGAAGGAATGTTCGAAGCTATTGAATCTAGAGGAAATGTATGGGCAGGTGGTTATCCAACTACTTTAGCTGCATTTGACACTATAATCAAAAGGTTAGACAAGCAAGGTTCTATTCAGGAAAATGTAATCTTTGTTGATAGAAATTTCTCTTTCGCAATTGATGACATGTTAGCTGCTCAGAACTCTTATGGTGCAGGTGGTACTTCTTACGGATTGTTTGACAATGACGAAGAAATGGCGCTTAACCTTGGATTCAAAGGATTCAGAAGAGGTTATGATTTCTATAAGTCAGATTGGAAATACTTAAACGATGCTACTTTAAGAGGTGGTATTGATGGTGGAAAAGTAAGCGGTGCTTTAGTACCAGCTGGTTCTACTTCAGTATACGATCAAATCTTAGGAAAAAACGCTAAGAGACCATTCTTACACGTAAGATATAGAGCTTCAGAAACTGAAGACAGAAGATATAAGACGTGGATGACTGGTAGTGCTGGTGGTGCTGCTACTTCAGATTTAGATGCGATGGAAGTCAACTTCTTATCTGAAAGAGCGTTATGTACTATGGGTGCAAACAACTTTGTATTGTTCAAAGGATAAAAAAGACAATTATATATGGGGGCTTCGGCCCCCTATTATTTACATAATTAAATTAAATCAAATGAAAAAACAAGTATTAAAAGACAGGATGTATAGGTTAAAGTCGGAAAAGACGCCTATCTCCACAATGATCAATTCAACTCACTCAGCTAGTAACCCTTTATTATATTTCGATGAAGAAAAGGGAATCAACAGGGCAATGAGATATGCCAAAAACCAAAAGTCTATTTTCGAAGACGAGCAAGATAAAAATGTACTAATAGAGCCTATTATATTTGAAGATGGCTTTTTAAACACTAAAAGAACAGATACATTACTGCAACAATTTTTAGCTCTCCACCCTTTAAATGGGACTTTATATGAAGAGGTAGACTTAGAGCGTGATGCTCAGGAAGAATTAGATTTATTAACCCTTGAAATAGATGCGTTAAGATTAGCCTCTGAGTTACCTATTGCAAAAATGGAAATGATTGGCAGAGTTTTAATGGGAAATAGAGTAGACGGAATAAAAACCAATGAGCTCAAAAGGGATGTATTAATATATGCTAAAGAAGATCCAGAAGGGTTTTTAGAAATGCTAGATGACTCAGACTTAGAGCTAGAGGAGTTAGTTATAAAAGCGTTTGAGCAAAACTTAATTACTTATAGAAAACAAAAGAGAGAAATCTATTACAATCTGAAAGAAAATAAGAAAAGAATCATTACTGTTCCGTTTGGTGAAGACCATAAGCGTTCATTAATATCTTACTTTAAAACAGATGATGGGTTAGAAGTCCTTGAATTACTGGAAAAGAAAGTAAAATAAATAGGTTATCTTTGCTCTTTATTAACCACTTAATTTTTTAAACAATGCAAAAGTTTTTAAGTATACCAGTTACTGGGGAGCAAAGTCAGCTTGTCTCAGCTAACGACATTAAATTAATCGAACAATTCTCTACAACTGTAGTAAAGATTTTTTACGGAGGAGGAAAAGTAACAAGTATTACTCACGCAACAGCAGCTTCAGGAAACGAAGAAATGAGAGATGCTATTCAAGACGGAGTAGTTAGCATTTTAAGCCAAAGATGGACTAATGTTTCTATTGACCTAGTAATGCCAAAAGCGGTAAGCGAAATCGGAATAGCTTAAGATATGGAGAAGTTTTTAAACGTACCCGTATATAGCTTAATAATGAATGGAACATCAGTCACTCCTGTTGGGTCAGCAGACTTAACGGATACTGGTGATGTTTTTTCTAATGTTTCTGTTGGTGATATTGTTCATCAATCTACAGATAATGAGTATTTTGTAGTTGCTAGTAAAATAGATAACAACAATCTTACTTTAAATGCTTTAGATGGTGGAACAGCTCCAATAGTTTCAGGGAAGGCGTTTTTTATTCATTCAGGTAGCTCTTACAATAATCAACTAGTTTCCATAGGTGACGTAGGATTAATAGAGCAACTTAGCACAAGCACAACTACCATTGCTTATGATGGTCCTGCTGCAGTTGATTTGATAACTTTAGTTCACACGCCAGTTGCCGCTGGAAGTGAGTCTATGAGGGATCAAGTACAAGAGCAAATGGAAGAAGCTTTAATAGCTTCATGGACTGATGTAGCTCCAGAGCCAGTTTTATTGGATTACAAAGTTATTGGAATTAGCATAGGCTAACTATAAACCAAAACAAATACTACAAGAGTCTCCAAGTGGGGCTCTTTTTTTTTGCTTATCTTTGTGGGAAATAGCTTTCGATGATCAACGAGGTAAGAAATACCGTACTATCTATACTAAACAAGAACAACAACGGATACTTAACACCAGAAGAATTTAACTTATTTGCGAACCAAGCTCAACTAGAAGTATTTGAGGGGTATTTTTTTAGTCTAGCTAACTGGAAGAAAAAGCAAAATCAAAGGATGTCAGGTGAAAACTACGCTGATATTGTTAAAGAAATGGAGGAAGTACTTGACATATTCACTGTTTCTAGTAGTTTAACTCACGTAGCCACGGGGCAATTTACGCTTCCTAATGATTGGTATACTCTTCTTAAGATGGAAGTCGTAAAGACTGGTCCACCAAAGACTTATACTGAAATAGAAAGAGTAGCGCAAGCTAAAATAGGAAGACTTTTATCATCTAACTTAACAGCTCCAAATACTACTTATCCAGCCTATGTGGTTGGTCCAGCTCCCATTAGTAGTCCTGTTAGTAACACTGCTAACACTGCTCAAGTGTACCCAGAAAGTATTACTTCAGACGTATTATTGACTTATGTAAGGTATCCTAAGACCCCAGCTTGGACTTATAATGCTATTGGTGCTGACGGTGATCCAGTATTTAATCCAAGTAGTGCTTCTTATCAGGACTTTGAATTACCACTTTCAGATGCCATTGACATTACTATTAAGATTTGTGAATATGCAGGAATTAGTATTAGAGAGCAAGCAGTAGTTAACTTTGAGAAGAGTGAAGAAATATTAAATCTTAAAACTGAATCTTAATGGCATATATAACTGATGAAAAATATTACACCAATGGTAACGTTGCTCCTAAAAATTTAAACTGGGGGAGTTATCAGTATGTATCACTAAAAGATGTTGTAAATAATTTTCAACTGATGTATGCTGGTGATGATAAGTTAGTAAGTAATGCCACTAGGTATAACATGCTTTTTCACGCTAAGAGAGGTATTCAAGAAATCAACTACGATGCTTTAAAAAATATTAAAATATTAGAACTAGCTGTTACGGATGACTTAAAGTTTGTATTGCCTCATGACTATGTTAACTACGTAAGAATATCTCTTTATAAAGACGGTGTATTGTTTCCATTGATAGAGAACTTTCAAACGAACTTTTCATCTGCTTACTTACAGGATCAGAATGCTGAAATACTTTTTGATTTAAGTGGTAATGCATTAAGCCCAGAAAACTCTACGTTAGATTTACAAAGAATTAAAGGAACTAAGCCATCATTATATTTAAATAACGGACATCCTTATCATAATAAGCAAGGGTATTGCTGTGATGGAGAATGGTACTTTGGTTTTTCTATAGGTGGTCAGTACGGTTTAAATACTTCATTAGCTAATCAGAATCCAAACTTTAGAATAGATAAGGTAGGCGGTGTAATTAATTTTAGCTCAGAAATGGGTGGTCAGTTAGTGGTGCTAGAATATGTATCAGACGGAATGGAGAATGGTGATGATGATCAAATAGTTATTAATAAACTAGCAGAGGATTACTTATATGCTTATATTAGATGGGCTATTTTAGAAAACAAGTTTGGAGTTCAGGAGTATATTATTAATAGGGCTAGAAAAGAGAAGACAGCTAAATTAAGAAACGCTAAAATTAGATTAAGCAATCTACACCCTGGAAGACTTTTGATGCCTTTACGAGCAAGAGCTAAATGGATTAAATGAAGTTAACTAGAACATTCACCAAGGGGATAATGAACAAAGACCTCGATGAGCGTCTTATACCACCTGGAGTATACAGAGATGGACAGAATATAGGTGTTTCAACGTCTGAGGACTCTAATGTAGGATCTATTGAGAATATGCTGGGTAACACTCAAGTAGGTGGTGACTTATCATATTTAAGTGCATCTGCTAAAACCATTGGTGCCATAGCCAACCCGTCTAGTGAAGAGTTTTATTGGTTTGTTACAGATACTAATTTTGATTACATCATAAGGTACAACGAACCAAGTAACTCAGCTGCTGTAATATTAAAAGATACTAAGGGTAGAGTTTTGAAGTTTGATTCTGAGCACGTTATAACAGGTATCAACATTATAGGAGATTTGCTTTTTTGGACGGATAATTTAAATCCACCAAGAAGAGTTAACATATTAAGGTATTATGAAATAGATGACTTTACTGAAGATGATATTTCTGTTATTGTTAAGCCACCTTTAGATCCTCCTTCTATATTACTTCAAGATACAGACGAGTTAAATGTAACGGTACCATCGTTATTAGATAATGTAGTAAACAATATTAGCGACAAGTATATACGGTTTGCCTTTAGGTGGAGATACGAAAATAACGAGTTTAGTGCTTTATCACCTTTTTCATCAACAGCATTTAGACCAACAGACTTTTCAATGAATTATGCTGAGGGAGTTTTCACCTCTATGACTAATGGGTTTAACCAGGTTCAGGTGGCTTTAACTACTGGTGATTCTCAAGTTAAGGATATTCAGTTGTTATATTTTGATGAGTTTACCGGATCTGTTTATATAGTAGAAACATTTGACAAAGAAAAAAACAATTGGGCTGATAATACCACTGAGAATGTTCTGTTTAATAATAATAAAATATTTGCAATACTAAGTACTGATGAAGTAACAAGGCTGTTTGATAATGTTCCAAGAAAGGCGAAGTCACAAGAAATAATAGGAAGTAGATTAATATACGGAAATTACGTACAGGGTTACGATTTAAAGAATCAGTGGGGAGAAAACTTAGCAATAGACTTTACATTATCTCTAGAATCTAAAGAGACTTCTCAGGTGGGTACTCCCAGTTTCCATAGTGATAGAGATTATGAGGTAGGAATAGTTTACTTGGATGATTATGGTAGGATGTCTACTGTTTTAACGCCTAATGTTTCTAATCCTCAAGGAGACAGTGATTCCAATACTTTATATATACCACCGGCTAATTCAGATACAATAAATGACTTAAGGGTAAGTATAAATCACAGCCCTCCAGAATTTGCTAGTAAGTATAGAATTTATATTAAACAAGGAAAGTCGGATAATTATGCCACTATATTTCCAGTGATATTTTACAGAGACGGTACGGATTTTTATTTTTTCATACAGAGGCCAGAAGTAAACAAGGTAGATGTAGGTAGCTTCGTTTACATGAAAAACATTAATGGTATTGCTACTAATTCTAGTCAGCAGTTCAGAGTTTTAGAGGTAGAAGTTAAGGAAGAGGATTTCTTAGGTGGTAGTGAATTCCCTGGTTTGTATTTTAAGATATCCGATAACAGAGGTGCTTTAAGTATAGATCAATACGAGGGAGAATGGGATGGCTCAGGAACAACAGGGGATTATGGAGATGGTCAAAAGTCTAATGTATTTTCATATATACAAACAAATAGAGTGTATACTGGTACAGATGGCACTCAAAACGTTGGTGTTGCTCAAATAGACTTTCCTCATTATTATGGAGCTTCCTTAACAAACAACAGGGTTAAACTACATACTGGGCCAACAAGCGCTTTAACTGGTAAACCAACACCCCACGATACTTCTGCAGAAAGAGATGCTAGAATAAAAATAACTATAACTCTTAATGGTACTTTTAAAGTAGAAAACTTTAGTAATGGTATTTACGAACTTTGGTATGATAATTTATTAATTTCAGATTACTATTCAACACCTTACCACATAGATAACCCACCTT